GTTGAGCTTAACGTCAGCTACATCCCAGCGCCTTACTTCAAGCCGTCTGTGGTTGTTGAGCCATTGAGCGACATTGACGCTAAGATGCAAAAGCTGTTGCAAAATACCAAGGTTATCGCAACTCAGCCTATCGGTACGCCGCCAACCACTCAAGATGAATGGGAGATGGCCGCATACAGCTCTTACGATACTATTCGTAAGTCACTATCGGCCCGTATCGCTTTGATGTGCCGTGACGCCTTGTTATATGGCGAAGTGGTTGTCGAGGGTGACGATAATGCCGGCGTTCGTGTCAACTTTGGCCGTCATGCCGACCTAATCACATCGGGCCCAACTACTGCATGGGACCAAGTAGGCGCAACTCCTTACCAAGACATTCGCAACATGGTCAAAAACTTGACCAAGCATGGTAAGCGCCGTGCTGTTGATGCCTTGATGTCTAGCCGTGTGTTTGAGGCTATGGCCGATAATGACGAGTTTAACAAGCGCTTTACTGCTGCTAAAGACACGTCAGCTACTCGTGTGTTCAATGGCGGCTTTGGTGGTGAGACTGAGGCGACACTACGTGGCACCTTAGATGGCATCGAGTTTTGGACTTACGATGTTGAGTTTGAAAAAGAAGATGGCACGTCTGAGCGCATGATCCCTGAAGATGGCTTTTGGCTAATCTCTGAGCGCACAAACAAGCTGTTTTTCTGCATGATTAAACATCGCAAGAATCCGGCCAAGCTTGCAATGGAATTAATGCCATACCACGTATTCAGCGACGACCCATCTGTCGATAAGTTTATCGCTGACTCAAGCCCACTGCCTGTGCCAATCAATAAGAATGGCGCTTGTGGCGGTACTGGCTTTATCACCCTTTAATCTTTACTAGCCCGCTGATACAAGCGGGCTTTTTATGGAGATGATTATGAGTAAGATTTATATTGCAAAACGCTTGGTCGGCCGCTTTAACTCAGGCGACGAAGTGACTGGCTTAACTGACGCCCGTGCTGAGTACCTGCTGGGCAAAGGCGCAATTGAGGTAGTCGAGGGTAGTGCTGACGCTGACGCTGATGCTGATGCGGTGGACCTTGAGAGCCTAACGGTTAAGCAGTTAAAAGATATTGCTGAGCAAAAAGGCATCGAGCTTGAGCCAAGCGCTAAAAAAGCCGACATTATTACCCTGCTTGAGGCGGAGTAATGGACGCTTACGCAAGCCGTAGCGACCTTGCAACACGTTTCAGCGATGAGGAAGTGGCAGAGCTTGAATCGATGCACGTTGACGGCCTAGCGTCCACTGAGAACGCATTAACTGACGCCACCGAGCAGATGAATAGCTATTTGTCTGTGCGCTACAACGTGCCGCTGAAAAAGACTGAGCATCTAAAGCTTGTCTGCTGCAATATCGCTCGCTATTTACTCTATATGAATCAGGCAACTGACGAAGTAGAAGCAAGGTACAAGGAAGCGGTCAAGTGGCTTGAGGCGGTCGCAAGCGGTAAAGCCAAGGTTACTTTTGCTGAGCCATTGACGCCCGATGAGCAAAAAAGCACGTATGTCAGACCTGCCGTAGCCATTGGCAGCAGTTACCCTGGCAGTGTTTTTGGTGATGATGTGTTTGGTCAGATGCCGATTGTTGGGAGACGCTAATGCAGTTGCACGTAGGGTTTGGCGGCGAGGTTAATCAGCTTAATCTTGGCTCACTGCTTGGCATGACAACCGAGAAAATGCGGGAGTTTAACGAGCTTGTGGGCGCTCAGATGGTTGATAGCACCGAGGAGCGCTTTAATACTCAAATGTCGCCTGATGGTGTCAGGTGGCTGCCATCTCAACGGGCTATTGTGCAAAACGGTGAAACGCTACGTGATACAGGTCGCTTAAAAACGTCTCTTACGTACATTCCGCTGCCCGATGGCGTGGAGTGGGGCACTAACGTCTATTACGCCCCTGTGCATCAATATGGCGCTCATATCACGCCTAAACGTGGTGAGTTTTTGAAGTTTGTTAATGCTTATGGCGTCACCGTGTTTGCTCGCTCTGTCACGATACCAGCAAGGCCGTATCTTGGCGTTAATGAGCAGGACGTTAATGAGATTAGCGATATCTTGGCGTACATTTTGGAGCGTGATTCGTGAACTTTTTTGAAGCAGGTCAAAAGATTGTCAAGCGTCTTGAGAGCTTGGATATCGGGCTTAAAAAGGTCGAGTTTATCCGCACTATCCTGGACGTTAAGACAAGCAAGCAGACAACCCCAGCGGCTTACGTGGTCTACCAAGGGCATAGAGTCGTTGATACGGCAGGTCGTGGTAAGCGCTCTAAAATGGCGCAGAAATATACCATTGTTGTTGCGGTGTCAAATGCCGCATCACAGACGCAAGTTTTAGAGATGCTAGGTGATGCAGGGGCGCTTATACCTTATGTTGTTAATAGCATCGCAGGTTGGCAGCCCACCGAACACCACAGCCCAATGCTGCCAACTGGCATGGACAAAGTGTGGCTAGACACTGCATTTAGCTACTACCCCTTTACGTTTGAGACAACATTTACCTTATGACGCCCTGAGCGTCTTTTTTTTGGAGTTAGATTATGAGTACAGAGTATTACAGTGGTCAGGGCCGATTATATATTGCCAAGTATAACAACGGCGTATTGGGCCCGTATCGATGGCTGGGCAACGTGCCAAAGCTTGAGCTGACAACCGAGGTCGAAACACTAGAGCATCAAGAGTCTTATACCGGCTCACGCTTAACGGATAAGAAGATTATTCGTGGCAAAACAGTCGGCTATAGCTATGACTTGGAAGAGATTACAACCGAGAACCTGGCACTAGCTTACCAAGGCTTGATTGAGCAAGTCGAAGCCGGTACTGAGACTAGCGCAACTAGTCCGACTGATATTAAGCAGGGCGACTTGTGGACGCTTAAGAATCAAAACTTAACCAATGTGGTCATCGTTGATTCAACGTCTGGCACAGCGCAACCGCTAGTTGTTGATGTTGATTACAAGCTCAATGACAAGTTTGGCTCAGTCGAGATTATCGGTGACTTATCAAGCTTAACGCTGCCACTGGTCGCAACTTATGACCACAGCCCAACCACTAAGATTAAATTCCTAAAAGCGGCTAGCGGTGAATATGCCCTGCGTTTTGAAGGCCTGAACACTGCTGAGGAAAACGCACCGGTATTGGTTGAGTTGCACAAAGCAAGCCAAGAGCCTGCTAAGCAATTTGGTCTTATCAATGACGAGTTTGCTACGTTGTCAATCGAGGGCGAAGCGCTTGCAGTCGATGGCGATATTGTGACCATTACTAAGATTTAACCTTGTCTCAGTCATTCACGGGGGGTGGCTGGGGCTTTTTTATCGGGTTATTTAACTAAGGGGCTGCCAATTGGCGGCTCTTTACTTAAATGAGGGAGCGATATGATAAGTACAAAATTAACTAATATTGCGACAAGTGACGTTATCGTATTGTCAGATGGGCTTTATCCAAGTGATGAGCACAACTGGTCTGAGATTGCATCAAGTCAGCAACGGGCACTTGATGGCACATTAATCATTCAGCAAAGCGTCAAAAAGTATGGCAGACCACTGACACTACAATCACCGTCTGATATGGGGTGGCTGACACGTAGCACAGTCAATCAGCTAAAAGCTGAGCGTGACAAGTTGGCTGCCGTGTTTTGGCTTGATTACTTAGCAGATGACACAGTGAGACGGGTCAAGGTTGCCTTTGACCACTCACAGACGCCTATCGAAGCCAAAGAAGTTAAAGGCTTTAACAGCCCACAACTAGGTGACTATTTTACTGTGACCCTACGATTTATCGAGGTGGGCGATGCTGAATGACCCCACAATGCTGACCGTTATCGCTCTAGGCGGTATCGTGTTAGCCCTCTTATTAGCTCTACTCTGCATTATGTCTATGGCGATTAATACGCTAGATGACGACAATAAAAACGACCCATTTTAAACGGATTATCACATGGCAATTACTCAAAACGACTTAGAGATTTTAAAATCCGAGATTATGGCTGACACGCCTGATGGCGGCGGATTGCCTACAGGTATTGCCGTCATTGATGGGGTATCTAACAACCTATTCCCTGACGTCTCAGATATTGACCGCTTACTAGGTCGTGTGCGTCTGCGCAAAGTATCGCTAGCGGTTAAGACGGCTAATGCTGACTTACTGCAAGCCACTCGCATGCTGTTTACTGAGCTGCCGGATAATCCTAACATCAGCGTGTTTGCCTTTAAAGCAACAAGCTTTGCAGACAGACGCACAGACGCTCAAAATAAGATTGAGAGCTATCTTGCGTTTGGTACTAAGTGGGCAGGACATTTACTTGAAACGCAACTTGCAGGACAGCGCGTTATCCAAATCTCATTAGATAAAAGCGATCAAGT